CCGACACTATCACGGCAAAAGGCACTTGCGAAAAGTGCTTGAAACAAATTACAGATTTTTATAAGATTGTAAAAGAGCAAAGAATGGAAATGTAAAACGCCCGCCCGAGCGTATCGGGTAAAATAAAAAAATGGAGGCTTAAAAAATGGAAGTAAAACAAATAAAAACTAACATGATAGTGCCAGACGAAAACCAACCGCGAAAGTATTTTGATGAAGAAGCAATCAATATGCTAACAACGTCAATAAAGGAAAACGGTATTGAAATACCTATAACGGTATATCCCGAAAATGATTATTTTGTTATCATAGACGGCGAACGCAGATTCAGAGCGTCAATAAATGCGGGAATTGAAAGCATACCTTGCATAATAGCAAAACAAGAAAACGTGCTTGAAAAGCAATTAAGGACGGATTGTTTAAAAGAGAGCTTGTCAGTTGATGAACTTGATGAGGCTATTTATAAGTATTATGAACATTTTGGTACAATGTGTACAGATTTCAAAACTAGTTTCGAGATATGTACAGAAAATTATATTTGTACAGAAATATCAAAGCGTATTGGAAAATCAATTCCAAGAGTACAAAAAGCAATAGACCGCTTTGAATTCAAAAGAGACAATCAAGAATTTACTGAAAGAATAGAAAAGAAATATAATCCGGAAAATAAAAAATATGGGAAAGTCAATTCTACAATTGCAATGACATCTAAACTCAAAGACAATCCAGAAGTTAGAAAAGCATTGATTGAAAATGTGTTGAATGAAAAGCTAACTACTAAAAGCGATTTGAGTAATAAGAAAATAAAAGAAAGAATTGATATTATAAAAGAGAAAAACATTACAGAGCCTGAAGACGCTATTTTTATAATGAAAGCTGAAAAAGTAAAAGATGAAGCCGATTTCACAAAAGACCCGCGATTTATTTTTAAAGAGCAATTCCACGCTTTTAATGCTTTTGCAGATGAATTTTATTCATACGATTTTGAAAGTGTAAAAGACCATATTCAAGGCGATGTGTTAAATGAACTTTTAGAAAATGCAAAACAATTATTTGAATATATTAAAAATATTAAGGAGGCGTAAAATGTTAGAAGAAATAACAAGGAAGCAGACACAAAAATTAGAATCATATTTGCTTGACCGCAAAAATCATGAATCTTTAACTGTTAGCGATAATATTTTAAATATTTATTTGCCAGTTAAAAAAGGGATTAGAAAAAACGGTTACAATATTTATGAGATAATGGAAATGCTCGATTATGACATATATGATTTTAAAGCCGTTACAAAAGTAAGAATTTTAGTTTGTCAGTTTGCAAAAGAACTTGTAAAGGAAGGTTACGCATTCGGCGGATTAAAAACAGGAAAGCTCAAAAATTATGGCTGGGCTATAAAAAACGAGTGGCGAGAATTAGAAACAACAAGAGACAAGCGGTTATTGTCTGAACTAAAAGCACACAGAAATTATATTTCCGATTCAACAAGTAAAAAATATTTACTTTCAAGTAAGCTAATCGGAGACATTGAAAACGGTCAAACATTATTATTTTAATCAAAGCGGGTTTAATGCCCGCTATTTAAAGGATATAAAATGACAGAAAAAAAATCTTATTTTGCAGTAATACCCGCAAGTGTTCGTTATTGCAAAAAATTAAAAGCAAACGCAAAATTATTATATGGTGAATTGACAGCTTTAAGCAATGAAAGCGGTTATTGTTGGGCTTCTAATAATTACTTTGCTGAACTATATGAAGTTGATGAATGCACTATTTCAAGATGGATTAAACAATTAGAAAAATATAACTTTATACGCATAGAATATAAAAGAAATGGTTATAAAATTGAAGAAAGAAAAATATTTATTTTAGAGCCATTGACTAAAAAGTCAACCGCCGATTGCTCAAAAGATCAACCGCCGATTGATCAAAAAGTCAAAGAGAATAATACATATAATAATACAACTAATAATACATACTACAAAAACGAATTTTTTACAATAACAGAAAAAGAAAATCTTGACTATTTAAAAACTTTTGATTATGTTGACTTACTCAATGAGTATAACAAAATGCGTTTATGGTTAATAGCTAATCCTAAAAAACAAAAAAGCAATTACAAAAGATTTATTTTAAATTGGTTAAATAGAGTAGAAAAACCAAAAGAACAAAATTTACCAGATTATATGAGGAGCTAAAATGAACGATTTATACAACAAAATAGAACACACCGACCCAGATATAGAAAAAACTATCCTATGTTCTGCATGGATTAAACACGATTATTCAGCTATTAACGACCTTAAACCAGACGACTTTTATTACGCTGATAACAAAGAATTTTTTACGATAATACAGCAAATGTATATTGACGGTATTAAATACGAAGTTGGTAACTTGATACCTTTTAAAAACGACCTTATTACTAACGAGTATATCGCAAGCGTATTATCAAACAAACACACAGTAAATAATGCCGACCTATTAAAAACTAAGCTAAAAGAAATGTCTCACCGTAGACAATATCAAGACGCTATGCTGCAAATTACAGCTATGATTAAAGACAAGAAGCCTATTAGTAAAATATTTGACAGCATTGACACTTTTAACCGAAATATTGCGATGGATGAAAAGATTGAATATTCTACATTCTTTGATTTATGCACGCAGGATTTGACAAGCTTTAAACAACCAGAGAACGCTATTAAAACGTTTATTAGTGATATTGATAATAAGGTTGTCGGCTTTTACCCTAAACAACTTATTTTAATTGCTGGGCGTCCTGGAATGGGTAAAACAACACTAGCGCAAAACATAATATCAAACAATGCTAAAGCTGGGAATAAAGGCGTATTCTTTACGCTTGAAATGTCAAGGCAAGAGTTGTATATTAAAATGCTTTCTGCTGAAAGTGCTATTGATAGTATGAGTATTGAAAAGCAATTACATAGCGGAATAATAAAAAACGAAAAAGAGATAGAAAGAGCACGAGAAGAAATAAAAAAGCATTCCGAAAACATGATAGTTTATGACAATGTTTTTCACTTAACCGACATAGAAAAAGAAATAAGGCGTCAAGTAGAGTTCAACGGCGTTAAGTATATTGTAATTGACTACCTGCAGCTTATAGAAGCTGAAGGTAATAACTCTAATGAGCGTGTTTCTAAAATATCACGCGGACTTAAAAAAATGGCTCAAATAATGGACGTTCCTATTATTGCGCTAAGTCAATTTAGTAGAGAAAGCACAAGAAGGGAATTTCCAGAATTGCAAGATTTACGGGATTCTGGAAGCTTAGAACAAGACGCGAACAAAGTTATATTTATTCATCCTAAGAAAGAACAACAAAATTTTAATAGTGTTGAGACAACGGTTGCAATAGCTAAAAATAGAAATGGCGGTGTTGGTCATGTTGAAGTTTACTATGACAAGGCAACGCATAGAATAAAAAATCTAGCTCGTCAAAATTACGAAAAAGTATTTGACAATTCAAGCATTGATTATATAAATAACTAAGGAGAATAAAAAATGAAAATAGTAAACGAATTTTATGATGAACACGCGACAGAATTACAGAAGAAAATAATTGACATATTATATCAAAAGTCAAGAACTCTTGAATTTAGACAAGGCGGCGATCACTCTTTTTTAATTGGATAAGTCGAACTTTGTGAAGCTGCGGAATATATAAGTAAAATTTTGGAGAATGAAAAATGAAAGAAAAATATGAATTAGATATAGATTTGTTTTCGCAAGAAGTTTTTTTTGAAAAACAAAATGGAGACGCTAAAACAATAATAACTATGGAAGCTGAAAAAGGGATTTTACTGGGTTTAATATTTTCAGAAAGTAATTTTGAAAAGTTTAAAAAGGCGGTTAATGAAAAATGAATGATAATGTAAAACACCCAGAACACTATACAAACATAGTACCCGGAATAGAATGTATTGAAGTGACGCAGCACTTTAATTTTAATCGTGGAAACGCTATTAAATACTTATGGCGTGCTGGTAGTAAGAATAACGAAATTGAAGACTTGAAAAAGGCAATTCAATATATAGAATTTGAAATAAAAAGGCTTGAAAAATGAAACGATGCACAAAATGCGGAATAGAAAAACCGCTTGACCAATTCCACAAAACAAGCCGAAAATACAACGGTCAATTGATAGTCTACCGACACGCTAAATGTAAAGAGTGCAGAAACGCCGAACGCAAAGAACGCTATAAAAAAAATTCAGAAAAAGAATTGACAAAAGCAAGGGAATATTATAGAAATAATTCAAATACTATATTGAGAAAACAATATGAAAAATACAGAACAGAAATATAACTTATTACACAATATGCCAAACGCAACAGACAAAGCGCGGTATTTAAGAGCAGCGCGCAAACTTTGCAAATTGCAA